ACGATTGCGATTTAAAATTTTCACTCATTCAAACCCGATTATTCTTCTTCCGCTTCATCAATATCCCCTTCTACGCCGGTGTCAATCTCTTCTACTTCAGTCGCATCTGCGTCCCCATCCACATCTTCGTCGTATCCCGTGTCCTCAATAAACATCGCCTTCTCGGCGAAAGTACCGTCACGTCGTGCCGCCTCCACATCAACCCAAAACTGTTCATAGGCCGGCTGTCCCACTTCGGCCCACCAACGACGGTTGCGTATCACTGTAGTAGTATGATAGTTGCGGACGTGCCAAATAGTCTCTTCAAGAATCACTTTACCAGCTTCTACATTGTCAGGAGTCCAGGCACAGCATTCAGCGAATCCGGCTTCAGTAGCGGGCATTAATGGACTATAGCGATATTCAAATGATGTTAAATCGTGTTTTTCCTCTGTAACGGAACCGTCTTCTAATTCAACGGTCACCAATTCGGCCGGCTTACCTACAATACAAATTTTGCCGATCCAAGGAATTTTTTCACCCATTTGGTCACTGTATTTTGCGTCCGCCAACATTGTTGAAACAAAATTTACTTCAATAAATTCTACCGCATCCACATTACAAACTTCCGCCTGTAACTGCATCTGACAGTAGTACTCTTCAGGTATAACTCCGTTGATTTCGCGTGTTATTGGCGACTTGATTTCTACAAGGCGACCGCACCGGGGCCCACTGATAATGATACCATCAGGCGATGCCGCTAGGCGAGGCAATGTTGGATGCCTTATACGACCGAGACCATCAAACACTTCGCCTTGAGCGAAACAGCGTTCAAAGACGGCAGCAACTACCGATTCAAATCGCCATCCCCATCTGAACGGTGAAAGTTTTCCATCGGCATCGCATTTGAATACAGTTAGCGACGGACCAGTATCTACCGGTTCCTCTTCATGATCGTTGATTACGATTGGAATACCACATTTTTTGGCGATGACACGATTTTTTGAGTTTGGTGTCCCGTAGACAACGCCACCGTATTCATGACCTGTTAGAAGCTCTAGAACTTCGTTGTGCCAAGCGGCCGATTTTTGAGCCGTTTGAGGAAGTGCTCTTAGTCGTGAAACATAATCTGGTCGTGGAACCAAATTTCTTAATGCTAATTCTCGTGAAAAGAGAAAATATTCGTAATAAATTGCGCGAAGAATTGCAATTGCGTCATTTTTAGCACGGGCTGATTTGAAAGCTTGTGAGACAAAGAATTTACTCTCTTCAATCATAACTTGATCCATCCAATCTACCAAATCGTATTCGTCCAATAATATCGGCGGTTCTGGATAAATCCAGTCATCCAACCAATTAATTGAAGCTGAATAAGGCATCCCTACATTCTCCTCGTGTATAAATTTATCAGTCATTGTTTCTCTTTTTAGTTTGCCGATGGATTTCAATTTTGAACGCAGCCGAGTGTGTTGGATCTCCATCACGTATTGTTTTTAAACCGCGGATGTTTAAAATTTTTCCGTTTTCATAAACAATTTGTTGCTTGGTGTTGAGAAGTTTAGAATCGTTTGCTTTTACGAGCATTTTATTTAAATTGTCTTTTTCTACTGCGGTTAGACCTGGATAAGATTCGGCGAAAGCACGAAGTTTTTGGAGACGAATCCCTCGTTCAAGTCTTAACCATGGTCGTGTATTTGTAGCAGCATACGATTCTGCTTCAAAAAAATTGGTAAGACCATTCATTGTAGGTGCTTCTTTTTTAAGATTGTTTTCTACTACAGGAGCAACAGTAACAGTACCAGTCCCAGATATATCAGTATTATTAGAATCGGAAACAGGACCAGGCCCAGGCCCAGAGCCAGAAATATCGGTTTTTGATTCGGTAGCCTGTGATGGAGATGTTGAACGCTTAACTCGCAATGTTTTACTTTTGGCACGAAACATCTTATTATTATATTATCATTATCAAAGGTTTAGACTTCCGCAAAAAAAGCGTTGTTTCTATCGTTTATAAGAATCTTTCTAAAAATAGAATGGATTCTTCTATGGAAGAACGATGGGATGCCTACGAAAGGTCAAAACGCTACGGTTATCCTGGGTTGCGCGATCCTACTGCTCTCCCTCCTAGTTGTCCAGTAGTGAGAGTACGAAAAGAATACAACGCACGTGATGCTATCAATAGTCGTGCATGGGACTTCTTTCACGCCACGCCACCAACACAAGTATCATCACATAATCTTCAACGCAATCCTCCGGCCTATATGGATATGAATCCAATTCCATCACGTACTAATACTGTCAAGTATAGAAATCAGCCAGAATACATACCGGATCCAGAACGTGGTGCCACTACATCAGGTGATTTGGGAATCGCACCACCACCAGGTCCTATACAGCATCCCGCAAAAGAGATATCCAAGAATCCATATATGCAGCGCTTGGATGCTGAAGGTGACGGTTCTCGTAATATTGTACGTGAACTGAAAGCGGCAGTATTTGAAGACAACCGAGAATTGGCTGTAGATACTGACCGTTCTTTGACTGCACGTCAGTTTCAAGATAGATGGCTTCCCGCAAAAACGGGAACTGATATTCAGTCGCTACAAGCGTATGAACTCTTGCGCCCTAAGCAGGATGACTGGCGTAACAAATAAACTTTCTAAACACTTTGTAAGAATGCCTAGACTAAACAAGACGCGAAAGCACTCACGTTCTCGTTCACCAAAGCGTACAAAATCACGCTCACCAAAGCACTCACCTAATTCTCCAAGTAAGAAGCTTGCTAAAATAATTGCGGAAGATCCTATTTTCAAAGCGTTCGCTGAAGGAACTACATGGGGTAATTTAATACTCAAGAATGATGAATCAAAACCTAAATTCTGGGCCGCCAATGAACCTCATAAAAATCTTAACGATAAAGCACATGCTATAATTCCTAACAATAACGCCGAAAGACGTAGTAACGGAAATAATACTAACTTATATGAGTTACGTGATATTTTAGAAGATTATAAGGTTCCTGATTTGCGTCAACGTAAGGGTATTTGGGAAAACTTTCCTGTCACCTTAGTGAAATTAGATGATAAGGATAATGTGGACCGATACGCCGTCAGTTGGCATAATAAGAATTTGAAGGAATGGCGTAACACTAAGCCACAGAGTTGGGAAGAATGGATGAACTACCAGGATTGGGTTGAAGCACGCTTATTGTACTCAATCCGTCATTTTCCTAATAAATATAAAATCCTTCCACCTCGCAATCCAAGCCAATTATTTGTTATTGAAATGGTATTCTAAACTCGCTTGCCATTGTAGGGATGCTTCGTCGCAATAAGACAAGAAACAATAGAAATAACAGGGCAAACAGAAACCGTACGCCAAATCGTCCTATAAGACGATGGGTTAACAACAATACACCTAACCGTTATGGAGGCGCCGGTCTAATTGTACTTTCCAATGATTGTAAGTTTATTCTCCTTGTAAAAGGAATCCAACATGGTAAATGGAGTTTTCCAAAGGGTCATCGCGAAGATTATGATAAGGACGATTTAGCAACCGCAACACGAGAAGTCGGCGAAGAGACCGGATTAACTGAGAGCGATTTTCGTATCATTCCCGATCCATTCCAAATAGTAAAAGGTCCTAAAAGTTACATATTTCGCTACGCTGTTCTGAATAGAGATATAGAAGAGGTCACAATAGATTTACAAACAACAGAAGCCACTGAATATCAATGGGCTTATATTGGAGATTTAATGATGGGCAATGAGGTATATTATAATGGTAATAAATATTTGAAGGATTGGGTTGATGAACTCAGAATGGGTGATGAAACCAATCCGTTAGTTAATATTTTCAATTTAATATGCCCACACTATTTTTAACTAAAAGAGACAACTACGTCGCATTCGTGTACGTTCACCTTTTTCATAGCCGATTTCGTAAGTTCGCATCGTTTCTTACGAGATGACTTGGTACTAGCAGTTGCAACACTCAAATTTGACCCACCGTCCTCCACTGATGAACTGACACTATTTGTTAGAGATTCAGAAGCACCTACAGTTGAAACGGTACTATTGGAGCGCGAATAGTGTTCTTTGAGTGTATTATTCATATCCTTTTCAATAATTTCATGGTTTGCCAATACATAGTCGTATATCTCTTTTTCAATGAACCATCGGAAAAAGTTGAGTTGGCCGACGGTGGTGACAAAGGCGGGTTGGTCGCGTGCTTCAAATTGGATTCGTTCGCGGCGACAGAATGGGTCAAAGAGACGCTTAGAATAGGCGTTCAATTCACGCTTGTAATTGAAATAAATAAGGAAATGTCGGTTTTCTTTGGTAAATGAGGTGTTCATCTTTTTGGCGTAGTTGGTGACGAAGTAGTCAACAAGACGAAGACTAATCTTTGAAGTACCTTGTAAAATAGATAGCAATTTCTCAAGATTGCCCGGAATAGTATAAAATTCTTGTAACCATAATACGACTTGGTCTTGCTTACAAAGAACGCGCTTAGTGTTCTTGAAAGTTACACCACGTCGCTCGAGGATTGCATGTTCTACATCGGCCATCGTGTTCTAAACATAGAAAAAGAACATAGATTTTAAACCCTGACAGGTATAAACAGAATACATTAGTAGGAAGACAGGATGTCTGTTACAGTTTATTTAGCCAACAAGGCGTTTGTCTTGCCGGC